TAGTCGAATCGAGGGCCGGGTGTCACGCCAACGCTCGTGGGAGTCCACGCACCCTCGGCAGTCAACTCGTACACCTGCCCTACGTTCGTGACGGCGATGAGGCTGCGAGACAGCGGCATCATCCGCGTGATCGTCGGCACCGACGTTTCGCCGACTTCAATCTCGATCGGGTCGCTGTCGGTGAGGTTGACATCCTCTTCCTTGTAGAAGCGGAACAGATCACCCGTCGCCGAACCAAGGGCATACGGACCACCCGAGAACCACAGACGTTGTTCCTTGAACGTCACATCGGTGATTGGCTTGCCGGTCGTGAACAGTCGAGGTGCTTTGTTTGTTGCCGCGTCGCCGCTCTCTCGCTCATTCCAAGCGATCTTCTCTAGCTGGAACACAGCGGCAGTCGTGCCGTTACCCGTGAACGAAGTCCGACGAAGCAGTACGGGCATCTTGTCAGGGTCGGGCTTGTAGTCAGCCTCACCCGGCGCAGCACGACGACTCCAACGCTGAGCGATCGCAACCCGCGTTGCCGTAGCGTCGCCCGGACCTGGACTCGTACCAGCGACGACGATGAACTCGCCCGAAGTGCGAGTGAACGGGCGATCGTCCATCGTCATGTCGCCCAAGCCACCAGCACCAGTGAGCGGCGGAAGTGGCGTGTAGATGATGGCGTTGCTGCCAGCCCACGGGCCAGTCAGCAAGAACGAACCACCCGTAGCGGCAGGCTGCCAGCCAATCAATGCGTCGGGCTCGCCAACGTCGCGAAGGGCCTGCGTCAACGCAGCGGCAATGTCGTCCATGTCGGCGATGTCGCCGTTGGAAATCTTCGATGCGATGTTGACCGACAAGCCAAGCTCGCGACCGATGCCACTCGCGTTGACAGTGCCAGCAGCTAGCACGCACGAGCGACCCGGCGAGTAGGACGACGAGTTGAGTGCGGCCTCGACGGTGATCTGGTTCGCACTGTCCCTGCTGATGATCGTCACCCAACCCTCAGTCAAGCCAGCGGGGAACGTCGCACCAGTGCCGCCAGTGACTCGAAGCTGGTCGCCAATCTCAAAGGTGTACGTCGTGAACGCACCCGTCGAGGTGATGGTGTATGTCGCACCAGTCACGAGCGTAGCTGTCGCACCAGTCATCGTGATGGGAACGCGGCGGAACCCAAGGCGGCAAGCATTGTCGGTGCTCGCCTTCGTCCACTCGTTGCCAGTGCCACGAACCGATGCCCAGCCAGTCCAACCCATATGAGTAGCACCGCCGTCATACGTCGGGAAGGTTCGGCCAGCAGCGTTGTTGACGAACTGGTAGTAGCCTGCCTTCAAGTCCACACCATCCGCGAGAGCACGGTGGTAGGTGTTGAGAACGGGCGTGACGTTCACCATCGTGTTGGCGTTCTTGTGAACGCGCGAGACGGTATATGACGGGCTCGCAAGTGTCCCGGTCGCCACTTTGGTGTTGACAAGGATTGTGCCGTCTGCGATGGTGAACGCGCGTAGGTCTGAACCAGCGGCGGAACCACTGGCAAGGTACGCTTCAATCGCTGTTTGCTCGCCTGACTTGAACCCGACAGTCGCTTCGGGTCCGCCCTTCTCAAAGAGACGTACCCGCATAGCAGACCCATTGCGGCCAAGAACCATGCGGTACTGCTCTCGCTCATCGCGTTTGATAAGGTGGAGAGCGTTGTCGGCTCCAACGACAAGGGCATTCGTCGCCTGCGATATTTTCCGCTCATACCACGTTCCTGGCCGACGCGACACACCGTCCACCAGCGAGAACGATGCGTTCATCGCGTCTCGCATCTGGTTGGGGAACTGCGTGAACGCCGGTTGCTGCGACATCCCACCGGAAAGAACGCCTCCCGATGCCGCGTACTGCGGGTTGCTGCGGTCGTTGCTGAATCTGCTCATTGTGCGCTAGACGACGGGATGATCGGGCGGGCGTTCTGCTGTGCGTTCGGCGGCGGCATTGGCACGCGAGGTGCCTGCAACTCGGCACGAGCACGCTGCTCACTGATCTGTGCATCACGCTGGGCGTTGTTGAGGAACTGACGCTGGAAGGCAGATGCAGCGGCGTTCGCGATGAGGTTCTGCGTCCCGTACTCCACCTGATCGAACGTGAGGGCGACCGACACATCGAAGAAGTAATCGCCTGCCGGGAACTGATCGGTATCTCGCTCGGCGTCCCACACGATGCTACCACGTTGCACCCAGTTGCGACGCTGATTGGGACCAGCGGGCTTGATGCGAAGGACCGTGCTTGCGAGCGTGATCTGACCCGTGGTGCCAAGGGTGTATTTCTTGCACTCGACAAAGTTGCAAGCGTGCCCGCCTTCGCTCAGCACGATCTTCGTCTGCTGTTCGAGAACGTACTGAGCCTGAGCGTGGAGCGAAGAACCCGCGCTGCCGTTGGGATCGAGCGCGGTGACAGGAGGGTGCCCAATGTTCGACAGAACAATGTTCACGCCTTCGAGAATGGACATTGGCATAGACTATCTCCTTACCGCTCCAGAAGCAGCGACACAGCGACGTTGGTTGCGTTGGTCAGGCCGGTTGGCACAACGAAGCGCACTTCGATAACGCCGTTCTGTGCGACCGAAAGGCCGATGTTGTCGCCGCCACGGGTTGCGCCGTTGACGAACTCGACATCAATCACGTTGGAGCCGTCGCCAGCAGAGGCGGAATACAACGCTTCGTAGTTAGACGTTGCTCCGCCCTTCACCAACTCGACATTCGCTGCGATGTCAGTGCCGGAGCCCATGCTACCGCCAGTCAGCACCGACACCTTGACCTTCTTGTCGTCAAACTTGACGTTATCGCCAGTGATTTTGATCTTGCGAAGGTCCACGCCGCCAGCAGTTGAACGCAAACGAATCGAGTGCGTGGTGTTGCTGGACACCGAGAACTCGTGAGTCAGTGATTGAAATGTGCCGGGCATATCGATCTCCTACCAAGGAAGCAAGATTGGGGGGAAGTTTCGAGGAAGAACTGAGCCGGTGTATGAACCGTCGCCGGGACCGCCGCCACCGCCAGGTCCACCACCACCACCGGGCGTGTCTGGATCAAGCGGACCACCAGCCCTTGTGCCCGGAAAGCCGATCTTGGTCGAGCCAGTAGTCGGGTCATTTATGCTTGTAGTCAGAAGGCCACCAAAGCGTGCGAATGCGTCAAGCTCGGAATCCAAGTCAGGCCCATCAAAGTTGCCAAAGATGGAATCCCAGAACGCGGCATTCGACACTGGCGGTTCTGTCGGCGGCGTGTCAAGCGGCACCTCAGCAAAGACAGCATCCTCAAACGACCATGAGAAAGCGTCCACAATCTGATGTGTGCAGCACTCCACCTCGCTTGTGTTCACGGTGGATACAACAAGCGGCGTGGTTTGATTGTCACAACTCATGTGCTACGTCTCCCGAGCGGGATGTAGTGACCACGAATACGCATGGTGCGTGGCTGGTCCTCGACTGACGGCTGCTTGATATCGCTGTCTACCCGGCGAGCCTTGGCGTATGCGTCGCGTTCACGCTTCTCGATGGTCTGATACAACTGACCATCACGCCGGAACTCGCAGTAACGCTTCGCGGCACGAGCCACGACAAGGGCTTGGATGTGCTCGGGAATGCACTCGGGTGCGAACAACAGATTGACAGACACTTTGATCGTGTCGTCGAACTGATAGGTGTTGTTCTTCTGGTCGTAGAGCTTGTTGCCGACTTGCACTACGTCAAGGTGGGCACTCTCGCCGAACACTGCCGTCACCGTCGCACCGGCTGGAACCACGATTTCTTTCGTCGTCGTGTCCGGTGTCAGCGTGACGTTGCGACGCTGGGTGACGCTCCAGCTATTGTCGTTCTGGACTTCGCGGTTCTCGTCGTCAAGCAGCCGCTCAACGTCGGACGAATAGCCACTGCCCACCGTGCCATCCAAAGAAGTCAGTGCGCCGAGTCCGTTGAAGGACAGGATGCGATTGACCATCTGGAGTCGCGATAGCATTTAGCCCATTCTCCGCATGACGATTGGCCGACGAACATACTGATTGCGAGCATCCCAAGCCGCTCGCATAGCACTCCACATCGACATGCCCCACACCTCAGCACCGTTGCCGATCAGAGGAGGAGCCGAGAAACCGACTTGGGGGCCGCTCGGGTGAACGTCATCACCAGTCCACCAGCCGTTTGAGCCAGCCGGGTTGACCGGCATGATGGACGAATAATCAATGAACGCGCCATTCCACTCCGCTGCAAGGTCACGCAGAACGGCGGATGCAGTCGCGACGTTCAGTGCGCTCCACGCCGTGTTATATGCGTGACTCAGAATCACGAACGGCATTGATGAGTTTGCGGCGATTGCAAGCGTGCGAATCTGCGTAAGCAGCGCAAGATGCTGTGCTCGGAATGTCGTGCCAACACCAGCGTTCAACTCGTTGATAACGGGCGTTGTCTTGTTCTGCGTAAGGCAGATGTGGACGATGTTGGGCTTGAAATACAGGTTATTCCAGAACCACTGAGCGTTATCTTGCGTGCAAGTCGCGTTGGCTCCATCGCCGCCAAGAGCGCGTAGAGCGTCCAAAGCATTGTGACCGCCTGTGGCGTTGTCGGCCAGATAGAACCCGACAGGATCGGTACCCAAGGCTCCGCGAATCACAGCGCGAGGTGCAAGCACAAGTTGGTTGGCACCGGCTGTGCTTTCATCGACACCACCCTCCACAACTTGAACGCCTGGCATGCCAGCACCGGAACCGCATGAGATGTCGGCAGCTTGCCAGCCCGGAGTGCCCTTCGTATCAACCGTCAAACTGTTGATCGTGGAGTAGGTCGGCGAGGCTGCCGTGTTCGTGTTGCGGATACCGCGAAACGTCACTTGCAGGCCGTTCGTCTGCCGGTAGTACGGCTGGCGAACGTAGCACAGGTTACTTCCCCAAACGTCACCCGTGCCGTAGTTGACCGGATCGGCGATGAAGCCGTTGGAGAAGATTGAGCCTGCGCCTTGGTTTGCTGAGAACTCCCACTTGCTTACCGGCACAGGATTGATGAGGCTGACCGTTGGCGTAGAACTGTGAATCGTTGCGCCGGGGTTGTGGTCGGCAAACGCCGAACCCGTTGTGATGTTGTTCCCGGCCATCGCCCACGCAGCCGGACCCATCACGATTCGACCGGCACGACCACCCCAACGGGTAGGGCGAAACGTGCGCTGCATCCCGAAGCCAAGGTTGCAGTTTGACGAAACGTCCGTCGAAAGCGAGTCGCCGATGTTGAGCCACGAGCATTTCGTAGTCTCAGCAGACATCACCATGTCATACGCGATGGCGAGATTGTTTGTGCTCATTTGGCTCCCATAACCTTGCCGCCAACGACAACGATGATCTTGTTTGGGTCGCGTGGATCGGGAACGCGGTGGCCCGGATTCTCAATCGCTTCACGCAACGCTTGCTCGCTTGCGGCGGAGATCGTCATTGCACCGGCAGACGCGGCCTTTAGCTCGCCAAGCTGAGCTTGGATCGTGTTCAGTTGGTGTCCGACCCACCACGTTGCAGAGATGGCAAGTCCGATCGCTGTAGCCGCCACCGCAATGGTAATCTTGGTATTCTTGTCCAAGGTCGATGCATTGTCGCTCATGGCTTTCCTCATTACTTCGTGGTCGTGGTCGCAACCTTGGTATCGCTCAGCTTGCTCCACCACAGCGACACGCCAGCAGTCAGAAGGACCGCGACGACAGCAGCGGCGGTGTTGGCCTGCTCCGCAACGAGTTCCACGCCCACCAAGCCCGCAAGGAACGCGATAACCCAGCGAGCGAGCGAGGCGAACAGTGCTTGAAGTTCTGGCTTCATGTCTTACTCCTTGATGGCGGCGTTCAGCACAGCCATCAGTTCCTTGGTCGAGTTGAGTGCGATCTGTTTCTCTTGTGGCGAAAGCGTGCTCTCCACCACGAGTTTGTCGTGACGCTGTGCAACCTCAGTCCACAGCGGCGCAACGGCGTTTGCGTCGATCATCGAAGGCGTAGCACAACCACCCAAACACAGCAGGGCGGCAACGGCAAATGTCAGCTTGCGTTTCATATGACCCTCAGCACAATGGACAGGACGCGATCAAACGCCTGCCAGCCACGACGGACGGCAACGATGCGGTGACGCTCTTTTAGGACAGGGATACGGAGTCGAATCTCGCCAAGCAGACGCTCGCGATCGTCCATGTTGGTCAGCGACGATGCGGCGGCTACGTCCTGCGCAAGCGTGCGAAGGAAGACCCGCAGGTCTTCGCTGGCACCTTTCAGCATCGTCGATGCCTCAGCACGCAGCACTTCTTCGATTCGGTCTTCGGTTGTCATAAAACCCACGGCACGATTTCTCATGCCGCAGGTGGGATGGGTGTTTAGTTGTTGACCGGGATGTACCCGATCACGACACGACCAGTGACGGTCAGCGTGCCGTTGCCGCTCAGACCGGCTTCGACAAGACCGAAGTTGAGGAACAGGCTGGACGTACCAGCCGTTGCATTCAACACGGTGGGAGTCGTCACGACGGTGCGGCTCTGACCAGTGCTGCTAGCGAGAGTCACGATTGCCGTCGCAGCTTGCACGGTCGCTGCGTTGGTCGCCGACAGCGCACCGATCGTGCCCGGAAGGGCCGTACCGATTGCAGTCGAGACAACAGCAGCCGCAGCGACGCCACCTGAACCAGTCACGGTCAGGTTGTACGCGATGTGGTCAAACACGATGCTCAGAGGAGGCACGCCGTTGAGCGTGGTGATACGGATACCACCAGCACCACCGTTAGTAGTCGTGCCGTCCCTAGTGATCGTGATTGGAACCGCATTCAGTTCGAGCACCAACTGACGCATCGGGCCGTGGCCCGCGAAAGTTGCGGTCAAGCCAGCGATTGCGTTGTTTGGGACGATAACGCCGTCGATGTGTTCGGCGGCACTCCGCTCGCAACCCGGCGAAGGCAGGTTGTAGTTCACAATCAAACTCATATGTCACACTTCCTTTCTGATTACGACGAGCGGACTTCGATCGAAGCGGCGCAGTAGGGGTGCATGATGCCAATGCCGAGGTTGAGTTCGGCCTTGAAGAACCGCACGTTGGTCTTCTCGAACATCTCGGTGTGGCCCTGGATGCCGTACCGCATGGCAATGCCAATGGGAGCACGGCCCAAGCCCACGCCGCAAGCGATGAGAGCAACAGGCTGACCGAAACCAGCACCCGGCGTGCAGTTTGCCGAATACTTGGCGTACTTGGGGTCCACGATGTTCGTGTTCAGGCTGTCAAGGTTGGGGTCAACCATGATGTCAAAGCCTGCGATCTGCGTGATGAAGCGAGCGTTGTAGTTGTTGGGTGCCTTGTAGTCGTTGATGAACAACTGCGGGCGGTGACGAAGAACGTCCGCGACGTAGCTGCTGATGCGCGCCGTGCGACCCTCGCGGGGCACAAAGCGAAGGTCCAAGTTGCGAGCAAGGGCGTGGAAGTCTTCGTCGAGACGATCCGCACCCGTCGAGCTGTTGGGGTATGCCGTAGCCACATCCGCAGCAACGCGAGGCGTGACAAAGCCACCCGGATGGATCGTGCGACCGTTCTTCGTCTCAGCACCAGCACGAGCGGCATTCACATGCACGACGTTGATCTGACGCTCCATACGCATACCGATCGAAGACACGAGCGAGGACGCGATGCCAGCGGTGATGCCGATGTCATCCACAATCTCGTCGTACTTGTTGACTTCGATCGAATCGACGAGGATGTCGTCGGTCGTGATCGTGCGGCGAATAAACTCGCGAGCACGACCAACGATTTCGGAGCCGGGAACGTGGAACACCGGATCATTCGCGGTGTCCATGCTTTCCATCGTGAAGTTGAAAGTCTCGCCACCTTGAACGGTGCGGACATTGGCGACGCTGTTCATTGCAGTCCACATCGGGGTCTGCATCTGGAACGCCTTCACCACCTCATCATTGAAAACCTTCGGAAGCAGCAACCCCGTTGGATTGCCCGCGTTGTTGAGAGCGCGATACGGATTACTCATGGTCGATCTCCTACATGGTGTTGGAACCAGCAGGGATCACAACCGAATGCGCCGCGACGAGTGAGGTCGCAACGATTCGGTAGCCACGGGCCGTAGTACGGGTGACGCGGGGCGAAACGATGGCGCAGGTTGTCTTCGCTAGACGGCGAATGAAGCAGCAGCCGCAGATAGCGGGTCACTTCATGCCGGGTTGCGAATCCCTGCAAATAGAAACCGAACGCACGGTGTTATCCATGCGTCCGGTAGGGCAAGAGAAAAGGAGTTCTTACTTCTTGGGCTGGGCAGCGGTCTTCTGCAACTCGGCAAGTTGACGCTTCAAAGCATCAATCTCCGAGTCTTTCTGCGAGACAACTTCTGCGATCTTGGTTTGAGTCGCGGCCTGCGCAGCGGTCATCGGCTTGTCCTTGCCGCGTGCTGCCTCGACCGCACGATCAAAGCCTGCCAGAAGTTCACGCTGATCGACGCTGTTCACTCGTTCTTGGTGATACGGCTTGCCAGTGGTCCGGCAAATCACCTGGATGATGTAGCCGTCTGGCGGACCAAGCAGCGACCAAGTGGAATCAATCTCTTCAAACTTCTTGACGGTTTCAGGGTTTGGTTTCATTACTTGATCCTCACTCTCGACCACATCGCTTTCGCATCTGCATCGCCGCGTTCAACGCGGTTGCGTAGCTCTTGTGCTTCCTTGACAGACAGGACGAGTTCACCACTGCTGGAAGGCGGCGAACCCGAGATGATGCCCTGCTTATTGCCACCGCCAAGATCGGCGAACATGCCCTTTGCCTTGGCACGCTCGAAGACCATCTTCACGCCGAACAGAATCTCGTCCTCGCTCTGAGGCTTGGTCAGCATGCGGTCCACGACGGCACGCTCTGACTCTTCAAGGAAGTCGTTTCGGCGTGCCAGCAGATCGGTCATGCCCTTCTCGTCAAGGCCGGTGGCATCGCGAACGGCATACTTCGTCTTGGTGCGAGCGAGTTCCTGCTTGGTTGTGGCAACTTCAAGTTTGGTCTTGCTTGCCTCGCGAGTGACTTCTCGCATCTGATTGAACAGAACGCGACCAGTCTTGTCGTTGGCAACCGCTGACCTCAACGCTTTCAGCGACTCTTGAACCTCAGCGTCGGTCAGGTCGTCGTCGCTTACGAATCGTTGCGGATCAATCTTCGCGGTCTTGAAGAAGTCGAAGTCGTCTTCGACCTGTTCCGGCAACTTGCTGTCCAGAACCGTTGGGGCAGCCTTCGTCGCCTCACGCTTCACACGAGCGACTTCGCTCAGCTTGCGGTAGGCATCGACCTTGCCTTCCAGCGTCTCGTACTTGCCGAGCGGAATGCCAACCTCTTTGGCACGCTCTTCGAGGCCCTTGTCCAAGTCGGCTTCTGTCTCGTACTTGTCGAGAATCTTCGGTTGTGGTGTCTGTTCTTTGTTTTCTTCTGGCATGAATCATCCCTGTGGGGCGAGTTGTTGCGCCGCCACATCCTGAACAACGCCACCCATTGCGGCGGCTGCCTGTGCGTTCGCCTCGATTGAGGCTTGTTCTTGAATCCGTGCTCGTGCTGCCTGTTGTGCCTCTGCTGCGACCTGCTGCTCGCTCTTGATGAGCGTCGGAGCCGACACGCCAAGGGCTCTGGCAAGGTGCGTAAGCACCGTCCGCGAGTCGATGTGCGACATGAGTTGCAACTCGGAAGCGGTGCGAGTCAACGCGATGATTGAGTCGGCTTGCTGGCGGCGCGCGATCGCTGCCGAGCCAGTCATAATCCGAATCTGCGTCATGTCCACGACTTCCTGAGACAGCTTGGGCAGCTTGCTTTGCCGCATCAGGATGTCCTGTGCGATGTACGCCAGCGGCCCCAACGTCGAATCGGCAATCGGCGTGTAGAGACTGCCGAGCGACTGGTTCAACTGCGTGATGAGAGCTTGCACCTCAGCAGCCGTCGTCCGCTCAGACTGGCGGATCATCTCGTCTTGCAGCAGGAACGCACGAGCGATGTTCCTCGCAAGGTCCATTTGGGCCTGCTGAATGACTGAGTAGCCGGACCCGACCTGCCCTTGGAGAACGGCAACGTCGGTGACTCGACCGTCGCGAACGTCCGTGCGGACGATCGAAAGCGGCGGCTTCAACAGGTCTTCTTCGCGTGTCTGCGAGTGCTTGTCCAGAGCCCACTTTACATCGGCGCAAACAGCCGCACATTCAAGGCCAGCTTCGACCAATGCGTCGTAGGCATTGATCTCTGGCAGCATGCGAGTCATAAACGCACGGCCATAGTTCGAGCCGGGCATGACGCTCGTAGCGACGCAGATGTACGGGCTGATCTTGCGAGTCGTTTCGCTGATGATCTTGCCGTCCACCTCTTGCCGGATCGTCCACCGATTGCTGCGTTCGTCCCAAACAATCTCGGTGTAAAGGTCTTTCAGCCGTGCTTCGTAAGACTTCTGGGCGGCTTCGGCACGGTTGATGCCAAGCATCCCAAGTTTCTCATCGCTCAACTCGACAGGATCGACCTTCTCTAGCGTGATGTGCTTTTTGACACGAAGGCTTGGGGTAAGCACCGTGACGTAGTGGTCGTTGCGGTATTGGCGGATCGTCAGGTCGTCATTGACGCGGCACAGAACGTCGCCCGTCACGAGCAACTGCCGGATCACCGACAGCAGCGACGAATGGAATCCACGGTTGCCCGCGTTGTCGTTGCCGCGCGTGATGTACGCTTGGTCTAGCGACGACATGATGATGAGGTCGCGGAAGTAGAGGTCGTCCTCCACTGCCTTCATCACTTGGTCGTCAATCGACGGATCGTTGCGGACCTCTTCCGGCAGGACCGACGACAGCCACGGGATACCCGGCGGGACCATCGCAAGGACAATCAGACCTTCGAGGTTCGCCAGTCCACGCATCGCAATCGACTGGTACTTGATGGGCGGCTGCGTGTTCTGCGTGGTATCGACTGGCGGGAGGATCGTCCAGTCGGTCATCGCCGCGTTCGCACGGCCTTCGTCGAGGTGCTGCTGACGGTTCGCGTCAAGCCCCATCCAGTCCTGAGCAATCGTCATTGGCGGGCTCCTGTTCCAAGCCCGGTGCCGATGGGTGTGGTGCTCAGCCCGTTCGACGGCAACTCAACGATCAGGCTGGAGCGGCCACGGCCTTGGCGACGGTTGCGAATGGCAGTGCGTGCGGCTTCGTCCGGGTTCTGAGGTCGCGGTGGGAGCGGTTGCTCCGGTGGCGCACCAGGCTGGAGAAAGTCCATGTTGTTTACTGCTTTGCGTCACGTTCGATGCTGGAGCGGAGACTGAGCCAAGTCTGACGAAGTGTCACTGCTGCTGAGAGTTCAAGGGCGATGGCTTCGCATGTCTTGCCGATGGACGGCCTTGGCTCTGGGAAGAACGTCTCCATCTCCGCGAGGAGCTTCTTTCGAGTCTCAATGTCGAGGGAGGTCCAAGTCGGGAACAGTGTCGGCGATGGCTGGTGGTTTCTCATGCGTCCAGTCGGGTTGAATGGCGGTGCTTCCAAGACGATTCCTCGTGCCAGTCCATGTCGAGGTCAACCAACTCGTAACCCTCACTGCGGAGCCAGTCGAGCACCTGGGCGGGCGTAGTGACACGATGAGGCATTTTCACGCCGTGGGCGGCTAGGACAGCCCCAACGACCGAAACGCAATCCTGAGCCATCGTCGTGCCATTGCTGAGCCAGCGGCACAGCGTGGGCAGTCGGCGATACCGGCAAGTGGTTGATTGGGTGCTTAGTGCGGGAACCCTTGCCACTGGAACGGCGACTGCCCACGCCAAGCCGGGGTAGCGTTCGACGTAAGCGGCGAAGGGCCAGACTTGGCGACCTTCAAGGCTGACGCTCAGGACGGTGTGACCGTCGCCGATGCTGACGTGGACGATTGGAGAGCGAGTGAGGAGTGAGATTGCTTTCGATTCCAGCAACCGGCTATTCCCACGCAGTGCATTGCTCAAAGCAACGAGCCATCCCCTATCGGTGGGGAGGGTGGTGAAGAATACCCATATAGTATACATAGATATTACTACTACTTGCTATGTCTAAGTAGTATAGTATAATATATATCTAATACTACATAGTATATTACTACTATGTAATACTATATATACTATACTATACTAATACTATCCTTAGAGGAGGGGGTCGGGGTGGGTCCCAAGAGCGCAAACGACAAGAACGGACAAATCTGAACACCGGTGGATAGCAGGTGATAAGGATGGATTTTTTTGGTACGTTGGTGGTACATGGATAGATAAGAACGGTACATGCTGTTGTGGCATTGTTAGGGGGTGGCGTTTGTTAGGGGTGCCCGTGGCGACGAAAAAACCGCGTTTTCGCGGTTCTTAGCAAAGTGACGAGTTTATTCGTGAGGTTCGATTATGATTACTCGGTATCCATCACGTCGCGAAGCACTTCTGCATTATGCTTTGTGTAGAAGTAGTCGATCATTCCGTGGGTCGCGTACAGGTTGCCGAGACTGCACGAGCCGATGGTCGTCCGCCCGTCCTCCAGTTGCCACGAGGCGATGATAACTACGTCGGACGCACCCTGATCCCGAATGGCCTGCGCAGACTCCGCGATCTGATTGCGGATCGCGTCCTGTTGCTTCTCGTCTTGTGGGCTCACTGTGCCGCCCCCTCTCTGGCTGGGCCGACCGGCTCGGTCGTGTAGCCCGGCACGTTGCAGTCGATCCAGGTGCCGCCGATGGCCTGCCGTGGACCCGTCTCGTCCCATTGAATCCAGAGCGGCTTTGAGCAAGCCGACAGGTCAAGCCTGCGGACGATGCTCTCTGGCGGCAACGGTCGAGAGATGTGCATGCCAATCAGCCGGTCGCCAATCTTCATGTCGCTGATAATGAGCCTGCGACCGACCGACGCGACGGCGATTGCGCCCCACTCACCAGTCGGTGCCTTCTCAGGCTCCATCGGATTGTAAGCACATCCAGACACGACACTTACGTTCGACCTGTTGATGTGGATAAGACACTCGCGACGCTGACCAGCCACCTCGTACAACGCCCGTGGCTCGGAGAAGTCTTCCCCGTAGCTGTAGCACACCGCGTCGTTGGGGTTCTGGTGGTGCCCGTGTTCAAGGTGAATGGCGTTGTCGGCGTAGTTGTTGAACGCACCAACACACACACCCGTTCGGAACTGTAACCCACTGTGGGCACACGAGCTAAATGAGCATCCTGTGACAACGGCTGTGCCACCAATGAAATACAAGCCGTGACAGAACACATCCGCCTGATACATCGGATCGTTGCGCCGCCAGCCGATGTCCCGCGTCGTGCTGTCGAGCATCTCTAGATCAACCCGACCACTGGCGTACACCCCCTGAGAGTGTCCGCTTTCTCGCGTGCCATTGGGCCGACGATCGCCGTAGAACTCGCTGAAAATACAGCCGACTACAGTTGCGTGGATTCGTCCGGTGGCAATGTTGCCAGTGTCCGCCTCTTCTCTATTGGCATCAAGCGTCTCGAAGCAGAACCCGCCCGCCGCGTTGACAACGCTTACGTTGTTGATAATGACGCGAGCGTTCTTCCACTTGGCCTGAACTCGAATCGCGTCCATCTGGCGGTCTTGAATGCCATCGGGTTTGCGATCTGGAATGAAGCTGCCGCCGTTCCACACGACTCTGGTGTCGTTGTCGCTGTTGCGAAACTGGAACATCGCATGGTCTGTCGGACTCTCCCAGTATCCTATAAACAGAGCCGTCTTCGCGTCAACGATGATGTTGGTCGAGTTGCAGAATACTTGCCTGTCCATATCAAACTCGCCCATGAGCCGCACTGCTCTGGTTCGCGAGTGTTGCGAGCCCGTGTCAAAGGCTACGTGCAAGTTGTCGGTTTCGATCACCGAGCCGTCTTCAAAGTGTGCGATTGCGATACCCATGCTGTTCTCCTAGTGGAACATATACGTTGCGCCGTCAATGAGGGAAAGATCGAAGTTGCCGCGTTCTGGCGGCGGGTTGAGGTTCGCTTGTGGATACATCGCTTTCCACTGCTCGTACACGACGTTGAGCGGGTCAGTCTCGTTCAACTGGCGGAAAATCTTGCGGTTGCTAATCTGGCTCTGGTCTGTGTGCTCCGCGTGCGTCGTAAAGCAGTCGTGCCGATGCCTTGCGCCGAAGCCAGCGTCCACCGTCTTCTTCAACCACATCGCCTTGTGCGTCGCGTCGTAGGAGTGGACGACGTTCGGGCTGATTGCGGACGATTGCTTGCTGGGTCGAGACGGCATCCGGTCGTGTGAGTATTTGATAGTGACCCAACCGGCGATCGTCTTGGTTCGCAGTTCGTTCTCGTCTCGTTGCCACTGCTCGACCGGGAACCCAAGCGGTGTGACAAGCCGCATCGTGTTGGTGTTGGGCACCCGCTTCTGCTTGCCAGCAGCTTCGATCTCTGTCGTAGTGCATTCATACGCACACTCGGCCATCCACCGCATGATCTGCTTCGCCTTGGCATTCGTCACGCCGATGGCGGCTTGAAGCGTCTTGTCCATGTAGTGCCACAGAGGTTGGGCTTCCTCTGACAGAACGGCGTACTTGCCCTTCATCACACAGAAACCCTTTGAGATAAGGTGCTTCTTGACCGCTTCCTTTGCTGCATAGTCGGTCTGCCCATAGCTCATCGGCATCACGATGCTCTTGCAGACCGTGCGGTCAATCAGCTTCGCCGCGATGCTGGCGAGCGGATTGGTGTCGGCATTGCACCGGCGAATGGCCTCGTTCATCACCGCCTTGTACGGATCGGCTGGCGATGTGCGGGCCGTAAGATTGACCGCTTCGGCTGCGACCTCATCGCGACCCATCGCAGCGAACCACTGCAAGCCGTTCGCCGAGCCGTCCATCTCCACGCCGATCCTGGCCGCGTCCTCTTCATTGCACAGCCCCCGACACGCCGCCAAGAACGGCAACGGCTGTTCGGCTTGCATCCACCATTCGTCATCAAGGCCGCGTTCGTAGGCACGCCGGATGCGGTCCATGTTGCCGTCTACCCACTTCACCCGCTCTTCAAACGAAACCTTGTCGATGCCCCAGCAGTTCGCGGCGTGGACTTTGATCCAGTGCCGACCACGTTCTGACACCGGCACGGCCTGTGCGAAGCGAAGCATGACACGCTGCCACTCGCTCGCCTGAAACGACATCTGCGTCGGGATGCTGTAGGTGCGTGTGCGGTAGTCTGCCTGCGCTGGAAGCCACAGCTTGTCGTAGTGCTTGACGCGATCCACGACCGACATCACGCCCGCGACGTACTGGCGGTGCGATTGAATCTCGATGTTCTTGTCGTAGACCTTGGCACGCTCTGCCTTGCGAGCATTGATCTGTTCTTCCGTAGAGCCATCCGGCGCACGATCCGGCATGTCCACGTAGTCACGCGGCGGGATGCCCAGCTTGTGCAACAGTTCCTTGCTGCCACTCTTCCACGCCTCTTGCACCGTCGCGATCATGTAGTGATCGGGCGAAAGCGGAACCGAAGCCTCGACGTTGAGGTGATGCAGAAACTCGCGAATGTCGTGCTTGCGGATGAGGTTCTTGTGCGAGCGGGTCATCCCCGACACGAGCGGGGTGTGGTTGACGATGTAGCCGCCAGAGTGGACCTTGCCGCCCTTCTCAACGTCGTCTTGCTGCCACGGCATCGGCGGCACGATCATCGGCATGTGCATGGGTCGCAGCATCGCCCTCGCCTCGTTGACGTAGCGAAGGTGGCGGCGGGTGTCTTCGTCTAAGCGAATCCATCGCTTCGTCTTGTTGTCGATGGTCCGCATCTTGATTTCAAACGCTGGCTTGCCGTTACAGAGGCATTCGCCCTGCGCGTACCACACCAACGTCGTGCCGATGTAGATGGCGAGCTTGCGATCAAAGCACGGGTCTTCGATGTATTTGTTGGCGAACCACTGGACGTTCTCGGGGTCGATAGCGGAGCATTCCTTGCGAAGCCGCTCGAACAGCGAGTCTTCGTCGGGTCGCTTCTCGCCCTTCTTGATTTGCCGATAGACTGCCTCTGCGATCACGGCACGACCGACGCGATAGGCAACCGCCGTGAAGCTGTCGCCGTCTTGCGTCAAGCGTTCGGGGTCGAGTGTCGGTGCGACCAGGTGCTCCATCATCGTGTAGAGCGTGATGGTCGCGAGTACGTCGCTCTTCGTCGTGTAGACGACCGGCCCCCACAACGCGACGTTATCGAGCGGAGCACCATCTTTCATCGCCTGCTTGCACGCGACGATCTTCGCTTTCATAGCGTAGAACCACTGGGCGATCAGCTTCTCGACGGGCTTCATCTTTGCCGCTTCGCCGCGTCGTGCTGCTTGCGCCGCGAGTTCGGCGTAGCGAGCCATGCCCGCTTCGAGTGCTTCCCGCTCTAGTTGTGTCTGCTCTTCCAGCTTCGTGCCCGCCATGAGTGGCGCGGATAGTGTGGTCGTCATTGTCCCTCTTTCGCGTCCTTGCTCTGTGGGGGTTACTTTGATTCTGGCGGTGGGGTAGGGGGCTTGCTCACTTCTTCACCCTCGCTTTCTTTGCATACGCCGGGTCTTTCGAGTGTGTCGGTCATGGCTCTGCCCTCCTCGCAACCACGAACACCGCGCACCTGCGCCCGTTCGTGTTCTTGCGGTGTTGCTTGCTGGCGACGGGGTGAATCTGAATCAGGCCCAGTTCTTGCAGCTCCAGCCTGCGAGGGCGGTACGTGCTGGGGTTCATGCCGGTTGCGGCTTGGCCTTCTTCGTCGGTGAGGCCTGCGTCGGCTTGGTCTGCAATGGCGTTGAACACGCGCATTTGTAGGGCGTTGAGTGCGGGTTGGACTGACGCGAAAGCCTCGCGTGATGCGGTTTCAGTTGCGGTCATCCTGTTCTCCTTTGTGGCAGCTTGGCTGCTCCGGCGACGCGGACTGGGTGCGGTGAGTTTGCGGTCTTGCGGAGGTTGCCGAACCGCTCGGGGTACGCTTCCGCGAAGTCGTCGTAGTGGCACAGCGTGACCTGCTCGTTCATGTCGAGGTAGATGTGCATGCGCGGTATCTTGTTCTGCTGCCACAACACGGCAAGGCGAGCACGAATCAGGTCACGAAACCTGCGGCGTTGCACGACAACCGGCGAAAGTTCGGTGGCCTGCGACTGCACCCAGCTTGGATCGCTGAGCGTGACGGCTCCGCCTTTGGGGACGTTCTGCACGATTGCCAGCAGGTCTTGCGTCGTGCCAATGTCCGATGCGGACGCTGGCCGTGGCATCGTGGCGTGGGTGATAATCTCCATTACTTTTCCTCCTGCTTCGGTGGTGCGGGAATCTCTGTCCAGTGGGTCGGGGTGCCGTAAATCGAATGGGTAAAGCTGCCTGCCGGTATCCAGTGCGGATTTGGCCTTGCGTTGCCCCAGTACCTTGCCAGTTGCATCGGCATGCCCTTGCCAGCTACGAGGACAATGCGAGCGTCGTTGGGCGGTGTGGATGCTGGGTGCCAGGTCGTCATTGCTTCACCTTCTCTTTCGCCTTATCCCGCCTCAGCCACCACAGGCCCATGAGCGCAGCGTCGGCGACGTTTCCGGCGTGAGTCTTTGGTCCAAGGTCGAGTTGCTGGCCTGTCAGAAATGCGAGGGCACGAACGCGGCTGTCCTTGTTGTTGTCGCCGTGGGGCACCTTGTA